ACCCTGTATTTATAGAAGTACTAAAGGATGAAGATTCAAGATTATTTGATGCAGACTTTGGTGGTACTGGACTACAGAATGGTTTAATCCTAAACAACCTACATGGTTTCAAGGTTTATCAGTCAAATAATTTACCAAAAATAGGTACTGGACCATCTAATACTGGTACTAACAGTTCTACTGACTTTGGTATAATTGTTGCTGGTCATTCTTCATCAGTAGCTACTGCCGAGCAAATCAACAAGACAGAGACTTACAGAGACCCTGATTCTTTTGCTGATATTGTTCGTGGTATGCATTTGTACGGTAGAAAGATACTTCGCCCAGAAGCAATCGCTACTTGTGCTTATCACTTAGCGTAAAGGGAGATTGAATCATGGCGAATATTACTGCTGTTCTTAAAGCCGCTTCTGGCAACTCCCAGAGAGGCAGAAACGTATACTATATAGATAACGTTATTGACTTAACTGCTAATAGTATTAATCCTAACGGTGATACCATTCAAGCTATCACAGTTCCAGCTAATACTCTTGTTGTGGCTGCAGGTCTTCAGGTTGTAGAAAGTGCAACTCAGAATACTGGTACAGACGCAACAGCATCACTTGGTTTCACAGGTGGTGACGTTGATGAGTTTGTTGCAACTTTTGATATTGATGGTGCTGCCGATGGTGCTTATGCTCCTCAAATTGCAATCACAGGTTTGACTGCTTCTACTTCTGCTGACACTATTGATGTGTTACTAGCAGGTAGTGGTGCATCATTCAGTGCAGGTAAAATCCGTGTATATGCAATGTTGATGGATATCAGTGACCAAGGTGACATGTCTGCTGATGAAGTAGATAGAGACACTTTAGCTTAAATCATATATAAGGGAGCAGGGCAACTTGCTCTCTTATTTACTTAGGAATTATTATGGCAGAAAACTACCTAACATTAACAAATAAAGTAATAGCAAGGTTGAATGAGGTTGCATTAACTTCAGCAACCTTTTCTAATGCTAGGGGTATACAAGTTCAATGCCAAAACGCAGTTAATGAATCAATACGCTTTATTAATCAGCGAGAGTTTAACTATCCATTTAATCATGCTACTGCTTCTCAAGTATTGACAGCAGGTATAGTTAGATATGATTTACCTGCATCTACTAAGACAGTAGACTACAACACATTTAGAATTGTAAAGAATAGCACACTAGGTAATGGTGGATACAGACTACACATACTTGACTACAACGACTACATAAACAGAGTTGTCAATCAAGAAGATGAAATAGAAACAACTACAACTAGTACAAGTCATACAGATAGTGATACAACTATAACTGTTGTTAGTACTACAGGATTTGATAGTGCAGGTACAATAGTCATAGGTAATGAAAACATTACGTACACAGGAACTACAAGCACAACATTTACAGGATGCACTAGAGGTGCAGGTGGCACTACAGCAGCTTCAATAGCTAGTGGTATTACAGTTGCACAGTTTGATAGAGGTAGTGTTCCTGAATATGTAGTAAGAACACCTGACAATAACTATTTATTATATCCATATCCAAATAAAGCATATACTATAAAATTTGATTACTACACATTCCCAACTGATTTATCAGCATTTGATGATACAACAACTATACCTGACAGGTTTGCTCCTGTAATTATAGATGGTGCGACAGCATTTGTCTATCAATACAGAGGTGAGACACAGCAGTATCAACTTAACATGCAAAGATTTGAACAAGGCATAAAGAATATGCAAACACTATTAGTAAATAAGTTTTCATATTTACGTTCAACATATATACCAAGAACAGGAGTGTATAACTCAGGTAGTGTAGATATTAGGGCATTATAATGGCAGACCAATCTCAAACAGTGCCTTCAGCATTTACTTGCGAAGGTGGTTTAGTATTAAATAAATCTACATTTACTATGGCTCCGGGTGAAGCATTAGAGCTAGAGAACTTTGAGCCTGATATTACAGGTGGCTACAGAAGAATAAATGGCTACTCTAAATATGTTTCAGCAGTTGTACCACAGACAGCATCCTCTACTGAAAAAGTGCTCATGGTTGTTACTTTTGGTAGTAAGGTCTTAGCAGCTAGAGGTACTAGCATTTATAGTGCAGACCCGGGTGGTTCGTCTTGGACTAGTATAGATAGTGGTAGAACAAATGCGGGTAAGTATAGATTTGAGAGATACAACTTTGATGGTACAGATAAGTTAATAGTTGTTGATGGCACTAATGCACCAACAATATTTAATTCATCTTTAACAGCTTTAGATGTAGCCGCAGCTTCAGTAGCAGGTGCTAAACATGTAGCTGCCTTTAGAGACCACATGTTTTACTCAGGTATGTCTAGCACACCACAAGAACTAGTGTTTAGTAAACCCTTTGATGAGGATAACTTTTCAAGTGGTTCAGGCTCAGGTTCTATTGCAGTTGACGATAATATAGTAGGCATCAAGGTTTTCCGAGATAACTTATTTATCTTTTGTGAAAATAGAATATTTAAGTTAGCAGGTTCTTCTGTTTCAGACTTTGCTATAGCAGATGTAACAAGAGATATAGGTTGTATAAATGGTGACACAATTCAAGAATTTGCTGGTGACCTTATCTTTCTTGGTCCTGATGGCTTGCGTACCATCGCAGGTACAGCTAGAATTGGTGACGTGGAGTTGGGCACTATAAGCTCTAACGTGCAGTCTATATTTAATGATAACATAGCTAGTGCATCAGAATTTGATAGCACGGTTATACCTGACAAAACACAATATAGAATATTTTTTACTAAGAGTGGAACATTGGAAACACAAACAAAGGGTGTGATTTGTGTTCTTAAAGGACAAAGATTTGAGTTTGCTGAGATTAGAGGAATAAAACCTGCGAGTACTGACCACTTTGTAGATGAAGGTAATGTTATAGTTTTACATGGTGGGTATGCGGATGGTTACATTTATAGGCAAGAATCAGGCGATACATTTGATGGTGTAAATATAGCAGGTAAATATAGAAGTCCTGACTTAACTTTTAATGACCCCGGAATAAGAAAACATATGCAAAGGGTTATTATTAACTATAAACCTGAATCAACAGTAGATGCTGATTTATTTTTAAGGTATGACTATGAAGCATCTGACTCATCTAGACCTGCCGCCTACCCTTTAGACTCAGGCGATGTTGTTGCTATATATGGCACATCAGTTTATGGAGTACCTACATATGGTGGAGCTGCACAACCTTTAGTTAGACAAGCCGTAGAAGGTTCAGGTTTTGCTGTAGCATTAAGAGTTAGAGATGGAACAGGAAGTGCACCTTATTCACTTAAAGGTTTTCAGCTAGAATATCAATTAGGAGCAAGAAGATAAATGGGAGCTACATACACTAGACAATCCTCGTACACAGATGGAGATATAATCACTGCGGCTCATACCAATGATGAGTTCAATCAGTTATTAGCTGCCTTCGCCGCAAGTACAGGACATACCCATGATGGTACGACTGCTGAAGGTGGTCCTATCACTAAGATGCTTGGCACATCTCTTACACTAGGAGATGGCACAGCAGGTACAGATATTACAGTTACATTTGATGGTGAGTCAAATGATGGTGTCCTTAAATGGATGGAAGATGAGGATTATTTTGAGTTCAGTGATGACATACTTGTTGCTTCTACAGAGAAGTTACAATTCAGAGACACAGCTTTATACATCAACTCAAGTGCCGATGGTCAACTTGACATCGTTGCCGACACAGAAGTCCAAATAGCTGCACCAACAATTGACATAAATGGTGATGCAGATGTATCAGGTACACTAACATATGGTAGCTTATCTGATGGCTCTATAACTATTACAGCGTTTGTTGATGAAGATGATATGTCTTCTGACAGTGCTACTCTTGTACCTACACAGCAATCTGTAAAAGCATATGTAGATGCAACAGTTACTGCACAAGACCTAGACTTCCAAGCAGATAGTGGTGGTGCATTAAACATAGACTTAGATAGTGAGACACTTACTCTCACAGGTGGTACAGGTATTGATACAAGTGGTAGTTCTAATACTGTTACATTTGCAATAGATTCTACTGTAGCTACATTGACAGGCTCACAAACACTTACAAATAAAACAATAGATGTAGACAACAATACTGTTTCTAACATTGAAGTTGACAATCTTAAATCAGGTGTACTAGACACAGACTTATCTTCTGTATCTGCAAGCGATGACACACTAGCTTCTGCAAAGGCTATTAAGACTTATGTAGACTCACAAGTAACTGCACAGGACTTAGACTTTCAAGGTGACTCAGGTGGAGCATTAAGCATTGACTTAGACAGCGAAACTTTAGACATTGCAGGTGGTACAGGTATTGATACTTCAGGTTCAGGTAATACACTTACTGTAGCTATTGACAGTACAGTTGCTACACTTACAGGAACACAAACACTTACAAACAAAACACTTACAGCACCTACTATAAGTAGTATTAGTAACACAGGTACAGTTACATTACCTACAGCATCTGATACACTTGTAGGTAGGGCTACTACTGACACATTAACTAACAAGACTATTGATGCAGACAATAATACAGTATCTAATATTGAGGTAGATAACTTCAAAGGTACAGCCATTGTAACTGAATCAGAAGGTATTGGGTCTAGTGACAATGATACATCCTTACCTACATCAGCAGCTGTTAAGGATTACGTAGATACACAAATTACTGCTGAAGATTTAGATATTACAACAGATAGTGGTACAATTGCAATTGACCTTGACAGTGAGACACTAACTGTTGCAGGAACATCTAATGAGATTGAGACAAGTGCAACAGGTAATATAGTAACAATTGGATTACCAAACTCTGTTACTATAAGTGGTACTTCAACAGCTACTACATTTAGTGGTGACTTAAATGGTACAATTAATAGTGCTACTACAGCTACTACACAGACAGCAGGAACAAATAATACATTAGTTGCTACCACAGCCTTTGCTGTTACGGAAGCAAATAACTCAGCAGTAGCAATGGCAATTGCTCTAGGATAAGAAAATACTTGACAAATAAAGCAAAACCGAGTATAATTATATAACATAAGGAAAAGGAAATGGCAAACGCATTTTTATCAGAAACTGATACAGGAATTGGTACATCACCTGCTACTATACTAACATGTGGTGCTTCAACTGAAACTACCATTATCGGTCTTAGTATCTCCAACATAGTCACAAGTCAAATCACTGTAGATGTACAGCTTGATGCTTCAAGTCGTACTACGGGTGCAGAAGACAGTGTTTACATTGTTAAGGGAGCACCTATACCTGTAGGTGGTTCGTTGGTAGTTGTAGGTGGAGACCAAAAACTTGTTCTAGAGCCGGGTGATACAGTTAAAGTTACATCTAGTCAAGCATCATCTGCTGACGTTGTTCTAAGTCATCTTGATATTACATAAGGGGTAGCGTATGACATACGTAGGAAAAAAACCTGCTGATATAATAGCAACGGCTGTTGACACAACTACAGGTACGTTTAGTGGTGACCTAACAGTAGACACAAATACACTTTATGTAGACTCAGCTAACAACAATGTTGGTATAGGTACTGTAAGTCCAAATTCATCTTGGGTAAGTGCTAACAATCTAGTGATATCAGACACATCTTCTGATGGTGGTATGACTATTCTTTCTGGTACAAGTGGTAATGGAAACATTATGTTTTCTGATACTACAGCAGGAGCTTTTTCAGATGCAAGAGGTTTGATTACATATCTGCACGCTAGTGATGCAATGAGATTTCATACTGCAAATACAGAAGCTATGAGAATAGACAGCAGTGGCAATGTTGGTATTGGTACGACAAACCCTGCTACCTTTTCACTAATACCTGCAAATAGACTTGTAGTTGGGACTGGTTCTAGCGATGAAGGTATTACTATTTATAGTAGCACTTCTACTGCAGGAACTTTGGCTTTTGCTGATGGAACATCTGGTGATGCTGAGTATAGAGGATTTGTTCAGTATCACCACAATGGCGACTATATGCGATTTTACACTGCCGCAACAGAACGCATGAGAATAGACAGCAATGGCAACGTAGGTATTGGTGTCACTCCCTTTGCAAACAATATTGGCACGGGCTTAGACATTGCTAGTGGTGCTGGTATGTTTGGTTCTTCAAACAGTAATTACTTAACTGGAAATCTTTATTACAGTAGCGGTTGGAAATACAAAGCAAGTGCCAGTGGTTCTATGTTACTTCTAGATGGGAATGGTACTATTAAGTTCCATAACGCACCTAGCGGAACTGCTAATGGTACTGCAACTCTTAGTGAACGCATGAGAATAGACAGTAGTGGCAACTTGTTGGTGGGATGCACTGCCGTAGGTGAAGGTGTGGGTAACACTAACTTAGGTATTACTGTAGGTAGTTTCTTGTCCGTGTCACGAGATGGTGGCACTGTAGGTTACTTTAATAGAAACACATCAGACGGCGACATTGTGCAACTCCGCAAAGACGGCTCTCTTGTAGGAAATATTGGTACTTCAAATGGAGATTTATATATTGGTACTGGTGATACTGGATTAAGATTTCATGATGGCGATAATAGCATTTATTCAGTAAATGCTACTACTGGTGCAAAAATAAATGGAGCAATAGATTTAGGTGAATCTGCAGGTCGCTTCAAAGACCTCTACCTATCAGGTGGTGTGTACTTAGGTGGCACTGGTTCAGCTAATAAAATTTCGGATTTTGAACAGGGTTCTTGGACACCAAGTAATGGTGGTAATACTAGTTATGGAAGTAGAGAGGGTCTTTATATAAAGGTTGGAAACGCAGTTTTTATTTTTGGAGTTATGGAAATTGCTAGTATAGGAACTGGTGACACAAGAGAAATAAGTGGCTTGCCTTTTGCTTCTACAAGAGAATGCACTATACCACTTTCTAAACTTCAAAACAGCACTTTTAATTTTCATTCTGTACAATTACGAACAAGTGGAAGTAGTTTATTTATGTCAGCACAAACAGCTTTAGATGGGTCAATAGACGTTAATCAACACTACTTTCAAAATAGTACAATAGTACAATTTTCAGGCACTTATATTACATCATAACCCTATTGGACATAGGGTAGTCAGTCCAAACCAAAGGAGATAAAAATGGCTTTAACAGAAGAGACAATACAAGACAAGATAGAAATCGTAGGTGACTACAAGCACGTTCAAATAAGAACTGCCACAGTCATCAAGAGAGATGGCACAGAGATAAGCAGAAGCTTCTCAAGGCACGTTGTTGCACCCGATATAAGTGCAGATGACTTAGCCAATGAGAGTGCGGAAGTACAAGCAATATGCAATGCAGTACATACAGATGCAATCAAGACAGCCTATGCAGAACATTTGGCTAACCAAGAGGTATAATTAATGGCATACATAGGAGTATCTCCTTCCAACGGAGTTAGACAAAAACATACCTACACTGCTACTGCTTCACAGACAACATTCAGTGGTGCAGGGTCAGAAGGTATTTCACTAAGCTACAGAGATAGCAACTACGTTGATGTGTACAGAAATGGTGTTAAGCTAGGTGACGCAGATTACACTGCCACTAGTGGTACATCTATTGTGCTAGGAGAAGGTGCTGCTGTAAGTGATATCATTGAGATTGTAACATATGATGTATTCTCTGTAGCCGATACAGTAAGCAAGGCAGATGGTGGCACGTTTGATGGTAACGTCACAATGGCGGGTACTCTTGGTGTTACAGGTGAGACTACATTAAGTACGCACCTTAACATGGGTGACAATGATATCATTAAGTTGGGTGCAAGTGCTGACTTACAGATTTATCACGATGGTTCTAATTCATACATCTCAGATGAAGGAACTGGACATTTATATCTAAGAGGTACAAATCTACGTCTTGCAAATACATCAGGTAGTGAAAATTATCTTGTAGCAACAGATGGTGGTAGTGTTACAATAAATCATGCTGGTGATGTAAAACTAACCACCACCTCAACAGGCATTGACGTAACAGGCACGGCAGTTACAGACGGATTAACTGTAGCAGGTAACCTCTCAGTAGATGGTGGCACAATCAAGCTAGATGGTAATCATCCAGTTGGTTCAAATAACGTGGCTTTGGGTAATGCTTCTTTAGATAGCTTAATAACTGGCAATAACAACACAGCAATTGGATATCAAGCACTAACTGCAAATACTACATCTAATCTGACTGCCGTTGGTTGGAAAGCATTAAACTCAAACACAACTGGTGGAAGTGGTACTGCTGTGGGATATAATTCTTTAGAGGAAAATACAACAGGTTCGTATAATACGGCATTTGGAAGACAGGCTCTGCAAGAAAATACTACAGCATCTGCCAATACTGCTATGGGTTATACTGCATTAAGAGATAATTTGACAGGTGCAAATAATACTGCGTTAGGCTATCTTGCTTTACAACAAAATACAACTGGGTCTTCAAATACTGCAATAGGTAAAGATGCACTAGACAGCAATATCGAAGGTGATGGTAACGTGGCTGTAGGTGTTGATACATTACAAACTAATTTATCTGGTGATTATAATACTGGTACTGGCAATGGTGCATTATTTAGAAATACTACTGGCTCTACCAATACAGCTATAGGATATGAATCACTTCGGGAAAATACAACAGCATCTAACAACACAGCATTGGGATATCGAGCATTATATAATAACAGTACAGGCACTAGCAATACTGCGTTAGGTACAGGTTCTGGGGATAATATAACAAGTGGTTCAGGTAACCTAGTGTCTGGCTATGATGCAGGTCGTAACATAACCACAGGTGGTAATAATACTTATATAGGTAGTTACTCTGGAAGGGATAATCAAACAGCAAGTTATAACACTTATGTGGGATATAGCTGTGGACACCTAATCAGCACTGGTGCTAAGAACACCATCATTGGTAATTATAGTGGTAATGAAGGTGACTTAGACATAAGGACATCAAGCAATAACATTGTGTTATCAGATGGTGATGGTAATCCGAGATTGTACATAAATTCTAATGGCGACCTTGCACTTGGGGCAAATTTGTCCCCACATAACACTACAAATACAGGCGTTGCTATTTATAATGACGGATATATTTTTGCAGGGAAATCTTCCGATGCCCCTATTTACGCAAATAGGATTACTAACGATGGTGCAGTAATCAATATAAACCAAAATGGTACTACCGAAGGCAGTATCTCAGTCTCAGGCTCAACCGTATCTTACAATGGTGGTCACTTAGCACGTTGGTCACGCCTTGCAGATGACAGCAAAGACACATCAATCGTCAAGGGTACAGTGATGACCAACCTTGATGAGATGGTTGAATGGGGCGATGAAGA